GCCACGCCTCGCGGCATAGGTGCGCCTTCGGCCCCAACGCCATCGTCACCCCCAAGCAATATGGCGATGAATATGGCCGCCCCCGCGCCTTCCCGGAGCATGGGTGCGCTCGCCCCCGCGAATCCAGCCGCGTCCTCCGCTCCGTCACCCGACCGCCCGGATAACCACAACGATACCGGCCCTATCGGATTGGGCGGGCCCGGCGGCCTGTACATGACACAGGAAGCCGCAGACGCAGCCACAGCCGCGACCAAGGCGGCTGCATCTGCTGAAAGGCGCGCCGCCGCTGAATCTGCCGCTCAAGCTGCCACGCAATCGGCTCCAGCGGCCCCGGCACAGCCCGCCCCTACGGTCGCTGCGCCCAAGGCGACCGTTCCAGCAGCTGTGGTCCCGGCTGCCGTTCCTGCCGCTGTACCGGCGCGCACGGCCGTTCCCGCAAATAGCCGCCCATCTTTGGCTATGTCGAACCCCGGCCTTTCCCCGGCTGATGTGTATGGCGGGGCAATAGGAACCGCTCAAACCAGCACGCCCGGTGTAACCGTCTCCCGAGCGAATTCTTATGGCCCGTCCTATGTCACCAATCAGTTTGGTGTGACGACTGCTGTTTCGGCCGATGGCACGCAGATGGCAACGTCCGGCGTTCCCAAGGCTTCGGATATCAGTGGCCCCCTAAGCAATACTGGCATCGCGACCAATCCAACCTCAGGCGGTATCTTCGGACCAAAAGCCAAGAGCGCAACGGGAGCGATTACCGGTGCTGCCTTGGGTTCCTATGCGCTTGGGCCTCTCGGAGGGCTGCTAGGGGCGGCGATCGGTAAGAACCTGGCACAGGGCAAGTCACCCTTTGCCGGCATCCTTGGCAGTCAGACGAATTCGTTTGGCCTAGACCCATCATCTCCCGGTGGTGCGTTCCCGACCGCGCCAGCCAATCCTCGCGGCTACACTCCCACAAGTTCCAATCGGTCCATGGCCGGCATGCAAAGCATCTCTCCCGGAGCCGCTGCGGCAATCGGCATGGGCCAGGGCGGCCTCTACTAAACAGGATAGCGATATGACGAAAAGCTCAGTCCTTGATTGGGACTCCACGGCCGCCAACAACTCGGATGTCGGCGGCATCAATATCCTTGGAACGGCTCCCGCCTCCAATATGGATGACGCGCTGCGCATGATCATGGCGCAAGTGGCGGCGGGCATTCTGGATGGCCTGTTCTCGGGTGTGCCCACGGCCACGAAATCAGCTGATTATACCGTTCTTACGACCGATCGGGGAACGCTGTTCGACTGCACATCAAACCTCACCCTATCCTTGCCAGCGGCAGCCACGGCAGCAGCCAGTTTCTCCTTTATCGCCAAGGCGAACGGCGCCAGCGTCATCATCGATCCAAGCAGCACAGAGTTGATCGACGGGGCATCGACCGTCACCTTGACGGCAGGGCAGGCGGCCCTTGTGGTCTGTACGGGAACAGCGTGGAAGACGGCCTACATCGCCGCGACGCCGGCAGCCGCCACCACCTCAGCTTCCGGTATTGTTGAACTCGCCACAGATGCCGAGACACAAACCGGCACCGATACCGCCCGCGCCATTACCCCATCGAACCTGACCGCAAAAGAAGCAACTGTGTCCAACTATCGGGCGAACACGGCCGATCGGATTTTGACCACGGACATTGTTTGGTCTTCCGCTGCCTATGTCAGCCTGACCGACGCGGCGACCGTCGCCGTCGATTTCTCCACCTTCATCAACGCGACCGTGACACTTGGCGGCAACCGGACACTAGGCGCTCCCTCGAACCCCAAGAACGGTCAGACGGGCTGCATCGAGATTGTGCAGGATGGCACCGGCAGTCGGACTCTTGCATTTCATGCCGATTGGCTCTTCGCTGGCGGTAGCGATCCCGTTGTCTCGACAACGGCGGGCGCCAAGGATTTGCTGTTCTATGAGGTTCTCTCAACAGGAAAGACGTTCGGCAACCTGATCAAGGCGGTGGCCTGATGATCCCCGGCATCATGGGAATCATGGCTGGTTCCGTGGAGGGGCGTTCGGTCTCCTATCTTCAATCCACCGACTACGGCAGCGGCACCACCATCTCCAATAGCATCAACTTCGGCAGCGAAGGCACATCGCGGGTAATCGTGTGCGCCGTGCATTGGGCAGAAGGCGGATTCCACAGGTCGCTGAGCAGCGCGACGATTGGGGGCGTATCAGCCACCATCCATGTCCAAAAGGGACACAGCGGCGGCGCCACCGGTCTCGGGGCGGCGATAATCAGCGCGGCGGTGCCATCCGGGACGAGCGGGTCGGTGTCTGTGACTTTTTCAAGCTCCATCACCGATTGCCTGATTGCCGCATACCGGATCAACAGCATGTCCATAAGCGCGACTGGTAGTGACGAGGCGCAGGCTACGACGCAACAGCTTTCCGTGACTATCGCCACGCCCACGGATGGCATTATCATCGCCGCTTATACGGGCTCCACAAATACTGTTGGGACTGGTGTCTCATGGACCGGTGTCACCGAACAATATGACACGGCCAACACCACAAGGGCGTCAGGGGCCTTCGCGACCGGCTTCGCTTCCGGCAACCAAGTGGTGACTGCTACGCAGGGCACGATCAGCGATTCGGGCAACGACTTGGTTGTAACGACCTGGGGCTAATTGACGGGCAGCCAGATCTTTGGGTCTCGCGGCGTCTGCATCCATATCCAATCGGCCTTGAGGCGGTCCAGGTCGTAGGGCTCATCCGAGATATTGTCCATAACCTTCAGGCCATAGTTCGTTCTGACCACCAGGGTTGTGTGCAATTCGTGCATCTCTGTCAGATAGGCGTAGATGTAGAGCAGGTTCGACGGGTCAAAGCCGCGTTTGATCAACAGGTTCCGCTTTGTGGTGGCGTAGTCGTCGCAATCTCCGTACTCGGGCCAATCGTCAAAGTGGTCTTCCTCCTCGTTTCGAAATTTAATCGAAGCGTTCACTTCGCGGTTCAAATCCTCCAGCGTGCTTTCCCATTGAAGGAAGTTGGCAGGATCGGCGACTTTCCTGGGCTGGCATTGGTCAGGGTGTTCTTTGCAGAATGCCTCGAACCCTATGGGCCAAAAGCCTACGTAGTCATCGGCAGCTAAAGCCGGACAGCAAAATAGAATAGCAGAAAACAAAACCCCCAAGCGCATATTTCAAATGTGCGTGTTGATCCTGGCTTTTACAAGGTCTGCAATGCGCCTTCTCCCCAACAGCAGGACGGTGGCTCTCCGCGCTCATAGCGTGAAGTTCTGGGCTCTCTCTGTCCTGTGCCTTCTTGGCGTCATCGGAGATAGCTGGGGCCTGTTCGCGGGTATCCTTCCACTGTCGCCGCTCGCATTCGCGTTGCTCGGGCTCGGCTTTGGAATTGCCGGGCTTATCGGCCGGTTCGTAGACCAAGACCTCTAGGAGAGATGCGCCCCGCCTGCCTAGCTCTGCGATTGCAGGCACGCGCACCATCTGGTGACAGTTCGGACAGGCAGGGCGACTTTCCAGTTGTCGGGCCGGGCTTGAGTACCGGCTAACACATTGTCCGAGGCGAGGAAGTAGCTACCAACCTTTTAAACCTCGGCATACGGCATTTTGATCTGAATGGTGCCGCCATTCCACGCGTGTCCTTCCACGCCGCCGACAACCCAGAAAATCTAGCAGATTCAACGAGGAAACTCAATGGCTCGCATAAAGAAGGGCGGGGCGCTTGCCGCCTCCGTCGTCGCACTCGTGTCTGGATTCGAGGGGCTGCGGACCTATGCCTACCGTGATCCTGTCGGCATCCCCACGATCTGTTTCGGCGAGACGCGCGGCGTTCGCATGGGCGATCATAAGACGCCCGCCGAATGCAAGGACATGCTCATCTCCAGGCTCGCCGAGTTCGAGACGGGTATGCGCAAATGCCTGGCTTCACCCGACACGATACCTGACAACGCCTACGCCGCGTTCCTGTCGTTCACCTACAACGCAGGGACGGGCAACTTCTGCAAGTCGTCCGTCGCCAGCCGCGCCAACCAAGGCAATCTCCGGGGAGCCTGCGACGCACTTCTGATGTGGGATAAGTCGCGCGGCATCCGCCTTCCGGGCCTCACCAAGCGCCGGCAGGAAGAGCGCGCCCTGTGCCTGCGAGGCCTCCAATGAACGGCCTCTACCAACTCCTCATCCCGATCATCAAGTGGACGCTCATATCTGTGGGCGTGGCCTCTCTGGCGGTGATCGCCGGCTTTCTCGTGTGGTGGCTGCTATGGCCTTGATCTTCGAATGGTTCCTCACCACCAAGCTTGGCCGCGCCGCCGGCATTGCAGTGCTCTGTGTCCTCGCCTTCTTCGGCTTCCGCGCGTGGATCGCCACCCATGATGCCTCTACGCGTCATACGGCGCTCCAAGGATATGTCCTCGGATCACAGTTGGCCGCCAAGGAGGCAGAGAACGCTGAAATCAAGCGTCAGCTCGCGGCCGGCCAGAAAGCCCTCAACCAATACGCCGAGCTGCTCGCAGCCGAACAAGCAAAGAGCCGCGCAGCAGATGAAGCGCTCGAACAGGAGATTGCCGCCCATGAAAAGGAAACCACTTCTCAGGGCCGCTCTTGCCCTATCTCTCCTGCCGATCGCGACTGGCTGCTCAAGCCTTGAGAGGGCGCTTCACCAATCATCGGTGGAGAATGGCAAGGTGCGGGCTGGCGTTCATCTTCCGCCATTGCCGGGCGATTGCCGGGCCAATGAGCCGCACGCGGCAGTCCCGGTGGGATCGGAAGCACTTTCCGTCCTGAAGCGGGAACGACGCTCCACAGATCGCGCGAATGCCCGCGTCCAGCGGTGCGCCAAGAACTACGACAATGTTGCCGCTGGGCTGGAAGGGAACGCGCCGTGACCGAAGACGAACAGACCGTTGAGCGCCTAGCTGATCTCCCCCATGAAACCCGCGAAATGCTGGCGAGCCTCACGAAGGAGGATATAGCCACCATCAATGCCGGACTCCCAATAATTCGAATGATCATCGGATTCGGGAAGGTGACGAAATGGCTGGCGATTACAGCTTTCGGCATTCTCGTCGGCGTCGCGATGCTCTCGGATAGCATCAGCAAGATCATCGACTGGTTCAAGCATCCATGACCCCGCGCTTTGTTCTTGGCGTCCTTGTACTCGCGTCCTTCCTCTCCCTCATCGTGACTATCCTCTTCACCCTCAAAGGCTAAACCCCATGTCTCGTGCTATCTTGAACCCGGCCTATTGGCTGGCCGCATTGCTTTGCGCCGCATTCTTCTCCGCAGTCGGCATCGCCCACGCCGACAAAGCCGAATTGGAAAAACTCCAGAAGGAAGTCCTTGGCGTCACGGTCCAGCTCAATGGAAATTGCAGCGGCACCGTCATCTACTCGAACCGCGACAAGGTGAGTGGCGAAGTCACCACGCTCATCCTCTCTGCGGGTCATTGCGCCATCGACAAGGACGCGGACCAGCGCATCGAATTCCCGGTCTATCAGGACAACGAAGTCGTGAAGAAGGACGCTTATGTCGGTCGCATCGATGGCGTCTACTACAAGGCTGATTTGTCCCTGTGGAGGCTGAAGGACAAGCAGACTTTTTTCTCCAACGTGGCGAAGCTGGCACCGGAGAAACCTACCTTGCTTATGGGCGAGGATGTGTGGACTGCCGGCTATCCGCTGGGTCTTGGTCTCACCGTGACAAAGGGCCTGTTCGCATCCAAGGAGACGAGCGACTTCGCGAAAGCTGGGACCGTCTACTACAAAGCCACGCCAGACATCGCGCCTGGTTCCTCGGGCGGCGCGCTCTATCACAAGAATGATGCCGGTGACTATGAACTCTTGGGCGTCACCACGGCCGGCATGCGGGGCTTCCCCTATTACGGCCTCTACACCCCCGTTTCGGACATCTACGCCTATCTGAAGGTGGCCGCTCCTGACATCGTGATCCCGCCCAAGCCGTAGTTGTTACCAGATCACCAGTTTCGGTAACAACCCTTCCCGATAACAGCATAGGGACCAACCGCATGGGGATTCCCACGGACGACGAGGAGCTGCGCGCGATGCAGCGCGCGGTCGCGGAACACGGCTCAAAAGCAGCAGCCGCCCGTGCTCTTGGAGTGGCTGAGAGCACGCTGAAAAGCAGGGTCAAGGCAGCTGAACGTGACGGCATCAAGGCAGAGAAGGACGAAGCAATAGAGCTCCCAGGCTTTGTCCACGGCGATGAAGAGGAACCGATTGAGGAATTGCTCACGCGCTTCCGAAAAGCCCATGAGCGCAAGCAGAAGGCCATTGACGCGCGGACTTGGTTCCCGCTGAAAGTGAAGGAGGACAAGCCCTACGGCATCCTCTGGTTTGGCGACCCTCACCTTGGCCCTCACTGCAATTGGGCTCTTCTCGAAAGCCATATCGCCATCGCGAGACAGCCGGGCGTCTATGGCGGCAACATAGGCGACACCACCGATAATTGGCCGTGGACTGGTCGCCTTGCCCGACTATGGGCAGAGAACGACATCTCACACAAGACTGAGAAGCGGCTTGGCACATGGTTCATGATGGAGGCGGGCATCAAGTGGCTCTTGTGGCTAGGCGGCAACCATGACGAGTGGAACGGTGGCACCGAGTTCTATAAGATGCTCGGAGCCTCCCAAATCCCGGTGATCGACTGGCGGGCACAATTCACGCTCTGCCACAAGAGCGGCTCGCAGACGCGCATCGACGCTGCCCACGGGCGTAAGGGCACGTCCATCTACAATCCCGCCCACGGCACGCTCAGAGACGCCAAGTTCGGCGAGGAGGCGGCACTTTTCGTCACGGGCCATATTCATTCCTTCGGCCTGTTCGACATCGAGTTTCCCGAGAAGAAAACGCAGACCTGGCTGGCGCAAATATCCGGCTACAAAATGGGCGATCGGCACGCATTGGTGAACGGATATGCGCAATCCAATCGTGGCGCGGCGGTTCTGTCTGTGATCGATCCAGCAAGCGGCAAGATCCAGTGCTTTGCAGACGTTGAGGAGGGCGCCGACTATCTGGCGTTCAAGCGTCGATGACCAGAAAAGCCTACATAGCAGTCGATATGCGCGGGGATGGCGGCAAAGAGCCAGTATTTGAGCTGATCATTGATGGCGTGAAGCAGTGCGAGCTGAGCGCTATCGAGACACTGGAACTTGGCCTTAACGCAACAAGCGCGGTGCGATGGGCGATACCAGCTCGGAAGAAGTAACCTTCGACCAAATAGACACTCTCGCCCGCCAGCTATTCCGCGCCTCTGATGCTAGTGGCGTTTGGTCGGCTCAGGACGAAGCAACCCGCCTCTACTGGCGCCGCCAAGCTCAGCAGCGGCTAACCGCGACAAAAGGCTGATCACCACGCTTTGCCGCGTGCCTCCGCCCCGCTTGGCCTTGACCGGCTGAGCGGGGCTTTTTGCATGTCAGGGGCTTAGGAAGTCTCCGATCGTGGCCGTAAACAGGCCATCTAGCATCATAGGTGGCTTTGGAAGGCGACTTGCACTCCAGCGGCCATCGACCTCTGCACGGGCAGCGCGGCGGGCTTCCTTCCGGTCTTTCTTGGCCTGCCGACGAACCGCATTCGACTGAGAAATTTTTTCCCAGAATTCCGGTCGCGCCATCACCACCTGAAATTCGGTGATCGACATACTGCCCTTGAGATTGTTGCATGCCTTGCAAGCCGCAACCTGATTCTTCAGAGTGCGTAGGCCGCCTTTTGAACGCGGATGCACCTCATCGATCGTGGCTATCGTGCGGCAGTCGTCCCGACCTTTCGTCATCTGGCGCTTACAATAGTAGCATCGCCAATTTTGCTTGCCGCAAAGATAGCCGAGACGGCTGTTCATGGTCACCTCCATTCTCATTTTGTTCTAGCAGCAAGACGCTGAACCTGCTACAAGAATTGCGGGCATAGCCCATGAGATCGCCTTTTGCGGTCGGCTGCGCATACCTAGCTCAATGGATAGAGCGAGCGGTTTCTACCCGCGAGGTTCGGGGTTCAAATCCCTGGGTGTGCGCCAGTTTCGCAGGGTCGCCAAGCGGTAAGGCCTCCGGCTCATAACCGGATCATCGTCGGTTCGATCCCGACCCCTGCAACCAAGGTCGCCAGTCCGTTAAGGGCTGGCAGCGTGCGCGGCGCGGGTAGCTCCCATTCCGCGAAGTCCTCGGAGCGCTACGGGGCACGTCCTGAGCAAGACGTAAATCTGCTCATGTCTTCCTCCCTGCATCTCCCCGCGCTA